CCAATTCCAACACTCGTGAAAGTTGCTACTCCAGTAACAAATACGTCTTTAGCAGTTATAATACCAATAGATTTTAAAGTTCCACGAACATCTAAGTCAGCTGTTGGAATCGTTGTTCCAATACCGACAAGATTATTTCTTACAAGGAATTTATCTTCATCAACTTGAACTCCATTCCTAAAATTAAATGACTTATTATAATTTGCCATTTCCTAGACTTTTTAGTTATTTATCCTATTTTTAAATCATCATAATTTACCAAAAAGAATCAATATCATATTCAAAGTAATCAAAATCTTGTTTATAGTATTACTGAACAAAGTGAATTAATTTATCAGTGTAAAGACTTTTATAATTTCTGACTTAGTTAGATCGATTATGTTAAACATTATTAATATGCATCAAATCAAAATCTTTCTGTAAAGTGTCTGGGTCTTGTTCCATTTTGCAATAATCATCGATTGGTTTTGGAGCATTTTGACGTGCAAATTTTACTAAAATTTGATTGGTATCTTGCAAATACTATACAATTTTGAAAATAATTTTCATTTGAATAATAAATTCTAATGTTCCATTTATTCACCTTGACTCTGAAGCAAAGCCCAAGAAGTCAAAATATATTTTGTTTGATTGATTGGTGGATTTCCACGATGAGTATGTGTAAATCCAGCAGGAAATATGATTAATTTTCCTGCTTCAGAAGAAACTCGTTTATTCAAATATAAAAACTCTGTTTCTCCACCCTCTTCAATTGTATTAAGGTATAATTGAAGTACTAAGTATCTTGAAAGAGTGGCCATCGAAGCATTTTCATAATGCCACTTGTGAAATCCACCTCCTGCTGGGATTTTTTTTGCTTTTACATCATATAAAAGAAATTTTTCTTTGGATAAAACACTATATGTTGAAATATAATCATTCACACATTCATAAACTAGTGGAAAAAATTTTTCTCCAATCCAGGACCAACAACTCAAATCATAATGATGTACAAAATTAATTCCTTTTTGATCTATTGAATGCTTCGGAGCATCAGTTTGAATCATTAGACCGTGATATTCTAATTGATCAATGTAATCCATAAATTCTTTACAATCATCATTCGATAAAACATTATCATAAATTGAAACATAGTCAGTCATTATTTTAAAATTCAAACTACAATATTTAGAGTTATTAATTTACACCATTTGCGTTTTGATCACCATGAATGACTCCATTTCCCTGGTTTTCAATAGTAACGGTTATACCTTTATTAACTCTGATGGCGGCGCCGTTGCCGCCTGCCAGGCCGCCAAAGTTCTCTTTAGTAATATGTGGGACTACTACAGGGCCCATGCCTTTGTCGCCACCCGTGGCTCCAAGAGCACCTCGCACCAACGCAGGTGTTGTACCAGCAACTTCTATTCCATTGACCTTTAAAATATCTGTAGTATTAAAAGTCCCCTGATGATTTACAAGGAACACATAATTTCCTTTCCTCGAATATTTACCTGATTTAGAATCCCGAGGATGACCTGATCTAATTCTTAGACGATTAGATGCTAAACCAGCAGTTGTTTTTGCAACACCAATTGCATTTGGATTATTTTTTTGAGTAATTACTTGGTTAATAAAATAATTTAGTGATCTTGCGTTTTGACTATTTGTTTTGTTTAAAATAAGGGAAATTTCAGTTGTGGTTACACCATTGTGAACGATGAAACCTCCACCATCACCACCATCTCCACCGAAAGCGCCCTGACCTTTTCCTCCTGCCCCCCCTTCACCCTTAATTCGTTCGGTAGCGTTTTTTCCAGATGCACCATTTTGACCATTACCAAATTTACCAGTTCCAGGTCCTCCACCCAGGCCAACTGGAAATCCGGCGCCGCCGCCTCCACCGCCACCAGAGGATGCGTGGTCTTGGGGGTTAGGATCTGGATTAACTTGACAATTCCCCCCACCTCCTCCACCACCAAAACCACATTGAATATATCCCCTATTAATCAATTTTCCACTGTATTCAAATCCAATCGCACTAGTTCCGGGAAAGCCCGGTATTACTGTGTCACCATTTATGTTTCTTCCACCATTACCTCCAGCACCATAAATTTCTCCAGATGTTCCAACATCAACTTGAAGAACAGTATTATTATTCCATTTTGCTCCAGTTCTTAGAGCACATCTATTTATTCCAATACTCGTGAATTGATCTACTTTTGCTGAACCGATTTTTTGATTTACATGAACAACAACTTTTTTACCACTAGTGTCATCTGGTTTTGTAACCGATGATCCACCCGCAGGAAGAAACGTTTTGCTCCCCACAACAGATACTCCTATACCAGTCTTATACTTTTCATGAGCATTAACTCTGGTATAAGCATCTGTAGTTAAACCACCAGACACCGGTGCACCGGATGGAGAGTAAAAATCAACGATGATATTTAATCGTTTATCATAAAAATCACTAAATTTAATTGGTCCACTTGAAGGAATTCCCTCATCTAAAGATGTCGTGTAATCACCATAAGTCTCTGATATTCTATATCCTCCTAAAGTTCTTCCAGCACCACATTTTCCAAATTCGGCTTCGATTTCACTGAATTTAAGTGGAAAACCAGATTTTTTAATAACCATGTGTTTATTTTTTTAAATTATTTATATATTAGGAATACATTTTCCAATACTTTAAATCTATATATCCCATTGAATAATGCAAACACTCTTCTACCTGGTTTTCTTTAATTCGTCAATTTCAGACTTAAGTTCTTTGATTGCTTCAATCAAGAGTGGAACAATTTTTTCATATTTCACAATTAAGATTTCTTCACCATCGAGTGATTCAGTCTTAACTGCTTCTGGAAGAACATCTCTAACTTGTTGTGCAGAAACACCAACTTGAGATACACCAGCAACAAATCCAAGTGATACTGCTTTATCATTCCAAGTGAATGTAAATCCACTTAATGATAAAACTTTATCAAGCGCATTAGGAATGATTTCTCTGTCAGTTTTCAGACTATCGTCAGATGCGGCACCAGCGAAAGCAGTAATGTCACCTCTTACCGATAGATTTGCACTTGAAGCAGTGCTATGTGGTCTAATGTAGAAATTTGGATTTACGCGGATTGTTTCTCCACTGTCTCCTCCAGAACTATCTGCAAATAGTAAGAAATAATCATTACTATTATCAGATGTTGATGTAGTATCTACAGTATCTGAACTCGTAGCATTTCCACTAAATGTTCCTGCAGTAATTGTTTGACCAGATGCACTAATTCCACCTGCAGAAACTGTAAGTCCACCCGTAGAAACTGTAAGTCCACCTGAAGATACAGTAAGTCCACCTTCAGAAACTGTGAGTCCACCTTTAGATACAGTAAGAGTATCACCAACAAAAAGTTTCTTGGCGATTGCACCACCGCCAGCAGTTCTGAAAGAAGCATTAGTATCTGTAGAACTTGAAGAATCAGTGGTATTTGTAATTGCTAAAATTCCAGAGGTTGATGTATTTCCATCAGCATCAACAGAAAACAGATTTGTTCCAGCAGTATTCTTTAATTTAATTTGACCCGCACTTGAAAGTTCTACTCTTACGTTTCCACCAACAGAATCCTTTAACTGCAGGAGTTTTGAACTTCCTTCAATTACAGAACTATCTCTAAATGATGATGTGCTTTCTACTCTTAGAGTTCCATTAGCCCACAAGTTATCTTCAACTTTAGTTTCTCCTAAAGTTGAATCTAAGAATAATCCTCCAGCAGAAGTTGTGATTGTGGTTTCAGTATCACCACCAGTTCCAACTGCGAGTTTTAAGTTTCCAATCCAACCTTCTGACCAGGCACTACCAGTTTGTCCAATATAAGCACCTTTATCGGTATCGGGAACGATTCCAGCGTTAAACGTTACCTTTTCAATAAATGTTGTAAATCCAGTAATTGATACATTATCGGCAAGTGTAATTGTTCCACCAGCAGAGTCAATTGTAATATCTCCACTTGTAGAACTAAAAGTGTTTCCATCAAGTCTGAGATTATCAACATTAAGTTGACCAGTAATGGTGGTTACACCTGTAATTGATACATTATCACTAGTGGTAATTTGATTATCATTTGCATCAATAGTAATTCCCCCAGACGTTGAGCTGAAAGTATTACCATCTAACTTAAGATTATCAACAAAGGCTTCTGAGAATGAGAGAGCAAGAGATCCAAGAGGAGCACCAGAATCAGATAGTGGGAAGAAACCATCACTGGATGTAGTGACTCCAGTAATATTCAGTCCGTTATTAGTGGTCTCTAGTTTCTTAGAATTATTAAAGTAAAGTTCAACGGAACCATCTTGTGTAAAGACAAGTCCAGTTTCATCATTAGCAGCATTTTTTAATTGTAAATTATTGGTATTAACAATTAGGGATCCTGTTCCAGTATCTTTAATAAAACTATTGCTACCATCATGGAAGATTTCTAAATCTCCACCATCACCAAACAAGGCTTTATCATTATCTTCGTGTCTGGTGTTAGATTGGAATGTAGCAAGTCCAATAAATCTACTATTTCCCTTGACTAAAAGATCAACACCAACTTCAAGATTATCAGTTACAGATACAATACCAACAGTAGAGGTCAGAACAAGATCACCAGTCCATGCATTAATTGTTCTGTCCTGAACTTCAGTTCCTCCAGGAACACCCTCCGTCGCAATACCGATACCAGCGATCCAGGCAGATGCCCAAGGTTTCGCATCTGTGCCAATATATGCGCCTTCAAAATCATCAGGAACTAAACCACTATTAAATGAAACTTGATTATTAAACGTTGTAATACCAGTGATATTTAAATTACCACCAATATTAACATTCTTAGCAACTCCAAGTCCACCTTTTGTCGTAATTGAACCAGTTGTGGGTGAAATGGATTCAGTTACGTTCTTTTGAATAATGAGTCCCGTCGTAATGAGATCACCATTTAATTTAAACTCATCATTTACAATCACATTTTCATTGAAGGTCACTGGGCCATCAAATTGAGAAAGAATTTGTTTAGATTTTCCACCTTCAACAAGAATTCTTTCTTTCACAATAATTTCATCAAAGACGGCGCTTAAACGTGATGGATCTTGTCCAGTAACAGTTGGAATTGGAATATCAAATGTAGTTTGTTCACCCGACACTGATGAATATTTGGTATTTCCAATAAAGAAGTCTCCGTCACTATTCATACCAGTATAAACGACACTACCGCAAGATTTTTCTTGTGATTGTGATAAGAAATCTTCTCTTTCAGTTATAGTTTTTGCCTGAATTTGTGGTAAAGCAGTTGAGTAGTTACCAGGTCCATATCCAAGATATTCAAATGTATGTCCAGAGGCACGAAGAATTGAAGGACGACGAAGTTCAATAGCAATTGGTTTAATCTTTTTAATGAGAGAGTTCTGTAAGTGTGTGGATTTTTGAGTTCCAAGAACACCACGAAGAACTGAAATTTGATTATTACCAGCACCACTAAGTGTGCTGCTTACAATTCTCATAATCTCATCATTAATTTGAACATAGTTTCCAAGTGCGAATCTAGTTGTAGTCGAAAGTCCAGAGTTAGAGGAAGAAATGGAGAATGTAGAGACTCCTACAGTGCCCGTTCCAATATCTTCTAAAAGAATCGCAGTTTCATTTCCATAGAACGATACACCTCTTGAAGCCAGATTTTCAGTTCCTGCTTCAGAAACAAGATCATTTGCAGAGAATCCATGCTTTAAAACTCTATGAGCAGAGGACAAATTTGTAGGTGACTTGAAGGTAAATGTATTAATTCCAACTAGATCATTAACAACAAAATCACCAAGATTATTATTACTAGAATCTACAATTTTAAATTTATTTCCTGCGACTAAACCATGTGCTGAGGTGCAGGATATTGTAGATATACCAGATGTAGCATTATATGCTACAGTGGTGACTACAGAGGTAGGTGCAACATTAAAAATATATTGTCCAGAGGAAACTGATGGGTCACCAGAGGTTCTAGCAATTGAAATTTGATTTGCAGAGGGAATACTTACAATTCTATACAGACTATCAGTAACTGTCCCTAAACCAGTGATTTGTATGGAATTATTTTCTGCTCCTGAGACTGTATTTGTAGTAATTGCTACTGTTGAACCAGAAAATCCGTCAATTGTAAGTGTTGTAGTTCCATATCCAGCACCACCATCAACAATTTGCAATGATGTGATGGAACTTGCTGCTCCACTTATAACTAGATCAGCAGTGGCACCATCCCAAGTGCTACTCTGATTCAAAAGTCTTACGTTGAAATAAGTTCCAATTGAATATCCAGTTCCAGTTGTTAAAGTTGTATATCCTACAATTCCATTTAAACCATGACGATGAGTGGTCGTGATTGTAGAAATTCCTCCTGAAGTCGCAGTGATAGTAGAAACTATTGGTGTTAATCCAATTTTTTTAACGAGTTCATCTACAGTTTCTCTTGATACACTTCTCTTAAGATCACTTGTTGTGACTTCTCCAAGAGGAGCTCTTTTTGCAAATGTTTTTGCTGCAGTTGGGTTGTCATTAATATTATCAGGATCTTTTTGTGGATAAAGATCTACTATGCTTTGAGAGTATTTGTAATTGGTAAATGTATGGGGAACAGGGTTCTTAGCATTTAAAATATAAGCATGATATACACCATCTTGAACATTGTAGATGTATGATGATAAAGTTTCTGCTCTATAAATGTATAGATTAGATTTTAAATCATTTCTTTCAAATCTTGGTAATGATGTATTTCTCGCCGTAATTCCTGAGAAAATGCCTACATTATGAGTTATGGCATTGATATCTGTGGTCGAATATGTAAATGTTTTATTGTCTAAAATTGCCCCAACAGTAAAGTCACCATTATATCCAGTTACACCTGCTCCAGTTAAGTTAGTTGATGACTTGACGTTTTTAATCAAAACTCTATCATTAACAGATAGATTATGTGGTAATTCTGTTATGACCGTCACTGTTCCAGAACTTTCTGAACAAGTGCTGATAAATCTTGGATTTCTCTTGTAATTATAATTTTGTGCAGTGATATTTGTTAGACTAAATTCAGAATTATTAATTGGACCTGTTGTGCTTGATTCTTGAAGAATGAAACCATCTTGAATATCTTTAGCATTTACAGATTCTTTTGGAACTACAATTCTGACTTTGTAAATTTTTTCATCCAAACTTCTGGGATCTTCAATTCTTTTAATAAATGTTACATCAGTTCTTGGTTCTTCAAATCCAGTAACACCTAAAGAAGAAATCTCTGGATAAATTTGGTTTGCGGTATCAACAAATACAAACCAATTTGAACGAGTTGGGTCATATTGAATTGGAGATCCAATTTCCCCAGCGTTAATATCAGATAAACGACTTACTATTCTAAGATTTGTGCCCCCATACATTGTGATGGCGGTGCCATTTTGGGCGTTTGTAAATGAAGATGCAACTTTTAATGAATTGACTCCAGTTACAATTGCATAGTAAACTCTATTTTCTGTAATATTTTCGGGAATATCTCCATCATCACTAAAAATTAGAATTTTTGATCCAGTTAATAAAGTATGATTCGAAGATAAAGTCAAGGTATCATAATTTGGTGCGGTAGTCACCGCAGATACCGTATATTCTTTAAAAGCTGAGGATGTTCCTTGTGCTAGTGTTGAAGACGTGCTTACAATATTATCAGTCATTAAAATGTTCGCTGTCTTCGTTGTTCCATTTGGAAGAGTTAAATGCAATTTATCATTAACTCTTGCACCAATTCTGTAACCTTGAAGTAAGTTTGGTGGAACATTGTCTCTAGTATTAAATCCAAAGAGATACAGATGACTTGAAACTCCCACAGCGGTAGTAAGTCCAACATCAATTGAAATCCAATCAATATTTCTCTCTGTAGCAGTAATGTGTTTTGGAGTTATGATTGAAGTGATAAATCCATGATCATCTTTATCAAATGCATCCTTACGAAATCCATCTGCTGCAAGTGCGAATTGTCCAAAGTTTGAGTTAGAGTTAGTGATTGAAGCATCACCACCTGACTCTGCATCAAAATGTTTATTAAATCCAATTGCAAAAACAGACACCACCTGAATAACAGAATCATTAGTGACTTTAATATGACTTGTTTCCCAACCAGGTCTGTAAATTGCGCTTCCGTCTAGGTGATAAACGGTTGCGGTGGTCGTGGATGATGATTCTGATGAAAGTAAAGCTCCTGTAGTTGGAGAAGTATATGGAATGCCAGAGTATGTTCTTGTAATTGGATCATATTTTACAAAAGAACGATCATCTTTCTGCAGGGAAATCGCGGTGAACTGTGCGACAACCATTGATTTGAAACCAGATGCTTTACTACCATCTGTTTTCATACCATTCATACCCCAAACTGATCTTAATGAGGTATTGAAAATATATGGGGATGAACCCTTAACAGTATCAGTCTCAATTGTGACCGTTCCAGATCCTGACGGACTTGCATCAAGGTCATTTCTTACAAATGCAAGAAGATAAGTAAATGTAGTGCTACTATCTGCTGATTGAACGACAGTTGAAACATTATAATCGTTTGTATTAATTCCACGAATTTTGATTGGTGTTCCTGCTGTTAATCCGTGAGGAGTTGTGGTCGTGACTGTGACGACTTGATTAGGGGTGGCACCATCTCCAGAAATAATTGAACTAATATTTACAGGATCTGATGCGAACGCTCCCACAATTTCCCACTCAGGACGTTCTTTTGCAAAAGCAAGTGGAGCGAGAGGAAACTTCTGTGAAGCTGGAATCTGACGACCTGAACCTTCATTAAATGCCTGTGATAATTTGGCATAATACATATCAAGATCAGTGAGATCATATCCCGTGGGGACATTTACACCATCAGCATACTCAAAACAAGTTAGTTTATGGTGAGAGAATGTAGGAACAGAACGATTTCCAGATCCCTCAGTAAAAATTTTATTGTTTGTATATACAAATTCATCCTGATTTCCATCAAATAGAGAAAACTGCCAGAAATAGCAGTTTCCAGTAATTCTAAAAATAGCAGATGATGGAACAGTATCATCTGTTGGGTTCGGAACATATTTTGGTCTAATCTTTGTCTTTCTTAAATCAAGACCAACAAGTGAGGTTCCTCTTGGGAGAATTACACCACCATGAATACTATTAAATTTAAATAAAATATTATCTTCTTGGGTTAAATCAAAATTAGACTCTAATGTTAAAGTAAGTTTATCAGACGCTGGAGAGGTAATTTGACCTGAGGGACTTTCTACAGATGCTGTTGCAGTTCCTGTTTTACGAATACCAAATCCAGGTCTATTATCAATTAAATGTTCACCGGGAAATACTAAAATAGTTGTTCTATCATTCTTATCGTTATCATTTCCAGTTACAAATGAAAATCTAGCGGACTCAATTAACGCTCTTTGAATTGTTTTAAACGGCTTTGTAAGAGAGTTTCCCTGATTTGTAACACTATCAGTTGCATCAAGATCATTTGAATTTACATATAGAATTCTACCTTCATAATTCTTGATAAAATTCTCTAACTTATTCAGAGGCATGGTATTATGACTTCTAAAATATTTCTATGATCTATTTAGCTGGTCAAATCCTCCTCATTATATTCATATTCCACATCATCAGGCATGTCTTCTGGGTTTTCTAGATCCATTGGGAAGAGACAAGGATGCGCTTCTTCTGCTATAAGATAAAAAGAAGTTTGATATAGGTCTTCTATTTCAAACGATCTATTCTGATCTGCTATTCTACGCAAGTCTTCATCTTGCAAATGACCTTCTGGTAGTTCATCAAACGTGAAAGGAACGTGATTGATGAAATACATTTTCACAATCATACTGCCGTTATTATACCAGCAATATGCGTGGTCAATGCGATAAGACATAGGG